CTAGATGCCTAAATATGCATCAATTTTCTCGTCTAATTCTGCGGCATGCTCCTTAACCTCTTCCATTGTCATATCCCCCATAATGTCGCATTGATAATTATTAAATCTTAGACGCTCATCTACTGTCATAGCTGCAAGCCTGCCTATTATTTTTAACTCGCGCTCGTCCATGCCTTCGTATGTTCTCGGAATCTTTTTTGGTGGTTCCGGTCTGCCTGTCTTCCTCGACAATCTAATTGCCTTATCTAACGCTTCCATGACTTTTTCTAATTTCGTCATACTGTTTCCCTTTCTTCCCTTGTCCCTGGGAGCCAGGATATAAAACCGCTCCGGGGCAATGCTCCCCGGTACGCTGTCAGCGGTGATTATGCATAAATTGTATGTAAATTTTTGAAGCGCCACATTGCAATAGCAAGGCTTTTCGGGCTACGAATGATATAGCCATTGATTGCGCTGTGGTGTTTGTCGCTTTTCTTGAATTCATATAAACGGCTTTCCACTTCATTCATTTTTATCATGTGTATTTCTACTTCTTCATTTTCCGCAATTTTCCGGCCGTTGTATTTTTCGTTATTAAATACCTTTTCAGCTATTGGAATAAGCGGAGCTGATACATCATCAAAAATTCCATAAGCATATTCGCAATGAACGTACACGTTGCAACCTGCCAGGATTTCCATTGATCTCTGGTCATAGTCAACTTTACTATATTTTCTTGTGATGCTTTCAACGTCCGTTTCTCTTATAAGCGGATTCTTGATAGTAATATTTACGGATGTATCATATAGCGCATCGCGAACCCTTACAGATACGTCTTTACTTGTGACTCCATGTTCTTTCAGGTCTTTTCTAATTGCCTGTGATAACTCTCTATTTGTCATGGTTCTTTTCTCCTTTCTGGTCTGTCATCGTCAGCACCGGGAGACCGTCCCGCGGTGGACGCTCCACGCTGGAGCGTTTCGACTATTCATATTCGTGTGTTTCACCTTGCCATGTGATTCTGCAAGATGTATCCGGCTCAGCTGTGCGAATCATGTATGAGCGAGTAGCCCAGCTGCTAAGCTCTGCCACGAACAGGATTATAATTATCATTTTCTTCATGTTCGCATCCTCCTTATAACATTTTCGCCAGTGAAATGACTTGAGATTCTGTTAAGTGGTCAATTACTGTGTTCCCGTTTCTGTCTGTCAGTTCGTATTCGTTTGCAACTGTTCCGAATCCGTCAAACTGGTTTGATAAGTAGTAACCTTTTTCATATAACTTTCTTTCTGCTTCTTTCATTTCTATATCCTCCTGTGAGTGATTTGTTATCTCGTTTCTATGGTTATATAATACATGAAATATGATGCAATTACAATTGGCACAATGCATGAAATATCATGTAATAAATAATACAGTAATTGTGCATTTTACACTAAAAAACATGTAATTGACTTTACAATAAAAATCATGTATAATTTAATCAAAATAATGGAGGTGTAGAAAAATGATAGCTTATAAAATAGATGTGCTGGAAACACTGAAAGATGCCGGATATAATACAACCAGATTAAGGAAAGAAAAGCTTTTAAATGAAAGCGCAATACAGTATTTGCGAGACGGAAAACCGGTTGGAGCTAAGGCATTAAATAACATATGTATGTTGTTGGATATGCAACCGGGGAACATTATTAAATATGTAGAAGAAGAAAACACGAAATAAAATGTAAATAGAATAAAATAAAATACATGAAAAAAGATGTAAAAATATGTTGACAATTACATGGAATATAATGTATAATAATACTTGTAAGGAACAAGCTTACAAGTTACCAGTGGCAAGCTGGAGAAAGGAGAACACATGGAACAAATGGGAATGACAGATAAACAATTCAACGGGTTCATAAGATTTCTAATTGACGACCTGAAAGAAGCCAAGGAAGAGGAAGACACCGAAAAGAAAAACGCAAGGATCCAGAAGATACTGGAAAACCTCCAGAGTACTCTGGAAGATTAAAAAAGAGCCGTATAACAACAGCTCAGACACACAAGAGAGGGCGGAACTTGCCACCGCTCTCAAGTAAATTGATTATAGCAGATTTCCAGAGAGGAGACAAGATATAATAACGTGATAGATATTAAAAATATTCAAGAATATTGCAAAAATGATATGCTATTATTTTCGAATCATGCACTCGAACGAATTCGACAAAGAGGAATAAAAATAAAAGATATTGAATCATGTATAATGTCAGGAGAAATAATAGAACAGTATCCGGATGATTTCCCGTTCCCTAGCTGTTTGATATTTGGTGCATGCGTAAATGGGAAAATACTTCATGTGGTGGCAAGTGACGAAGGAACAG